GCCGCTTCGCTCGCCTTACTTGGCGGCTTGCTTGCCATTGCTCTTGTAGTCCCGCGGCACGTATCCGACGGATACCAGTGCTTGCTGAACCCATCCGATTGACTTCCCGGCGATTTCGGCAATCTCTGCCAGGGTTGCACCGTTCTTTTTGGCGGTGTGCGCGTGTTTGACGAGACGACTCTTGGCGGATTCGATCTGCCCTTCCAGCTTGGTAATGGCGGATCGCTCGGCCTTCACCTTGGCGAGCGCGTTTTCGCGCCGCCCTTCCTTGGCTAGCTCGGTCTTGGTCTTGGGCTTTGTTTCAGTGGTCAATGTGTTCACCCCCTTTCTGTGTGGAAATTATAGCACCGTTGAATTAGAACGGGGCAGGTTCGTCGTTTCCGTCAGAGTCTTGGTCTTCGTCTAGTTTCGGGATTGGCGGTGCTTCCTCTTCCGCTGGTGGTTCCGCTGGCACCGGCAGAGGAACATCTGCACTTGCATCGTCGGTGTGCAGTGGTATTGGCGGTGGTGGAGGAACATCGGTGTCAGTCCCGGCGAAAGCGGGCGCGGGTGGGACTTCATCTTCGCCGCCTGGTGGATGCAGTGACTTGACTTCGGTTCGATCATCGCCCTCCCAATTTCGGTGTGACACATTGGCTACCACGGAACGGCCCACCATCAAACGGGCAAGGTCTACTGGTGTCGGGTTGTTGTCCCGCAGAAAGGCTTCTGAGAATCCGAGAGCACGGAGCGCCCGCAAGAACATGCGGCGATGTCCCGGCTTGGATTCGTGGTTTGGAAAAACGAGATTGTTCCAGAGGTACTCGTCGTCATACGGCCCACCGTCCACGACCAGCACCATTTCGATCATGGTCTTGCCGGTGTCGGTGGGAGTGACCTTGGTTTCCTTCACCCGAGTCAGATGCTTGCCAATCGGAATCAGATCGACCGGCCCTCCGCCTGGTGTGGCCTCCCCGAGAATGTCGGACCAATTGAACGTCATGCGCTTCCTTCCTCTTCTGGTGGTTCGGTGTGCCTCAGTGTCGGGAACACCATTTCGATCATCTCGTCAAGATGGGGCGAATCGACAACTGGTGGGATCGACCCACCCAACCGCTGTCCCGCCTCAAACTGCGACGTGCGCCTGGTGAGCAGTCTCCGCTTCTCGACCAGCATGTCGCTACCCATTCCCTCTGATTCCAACTCGACGTAGAGATAGCCGGTCAGATCAAGGAAGTAGGGCATGACATCTTGTAGCTGGCCTTGGACAAACGGCGACCACATGCCGTCTCGGTTCTTCGCCATTGCGGTGAGCACGATGCACTGCAATGGCTTGGTGGGGTGGACGGTCAAATCTCTGATGTCTCGTATCAGACCGGCGACCTCTCGGAAGGCATCGCCCCATTGCTGCAATTGCAACTGAGAGCGGCCCGAGATTCCTTCGATATAGCGTTGCTGCAACTCGGAGATGGAATCGACGATGAACGAATTGAACGGGTGCTTTCCCGATGCGAGCCATTGGTACGCCTTCTGAACCGTGTCCCAATTCTTCGTCGGGACAACTGCGGTGTCCCACGATCCGTCATGGACGGGTGGCTCTTCCTTCGCCGGATTCCAAGTGACTCGCTTGATGGGGAGAAAGCGGGCCGCCGCTTCTACGTCCATGTAGAGACGGGGTGCTGGTGAAGTCACTGCCAGTGTCGATTTTCCCGACTTGCTGGCACCGTAGATCAAAAAGGAAACGCTGCGATCTTCGCTCATGTCTTGTCCATTTCTGAATCCTCACTGTAATAGCGGTCGTGCTTGCCCCCAACTCGGAATTTCACATTCAAATACTCCAACGCCGCAGCCGGTGAGTCGTCAGCCAGAAGGCACGGCTTCCGGTAATCGCACCATGCACAGTGCTGCCCCGGCGACGGGTAGTTGCTCTCTTCATCAATGGCTCTCAGCATGTCAGTGACGATGCGTTCGATGTTGACGATTCGATTGGGAGTGGAGGTAGCGGTGCCGGGAATTGGAAAGCGGTGAATCTCGGGATATCGCCCCTTGACTAAGAGAGTGTTGGCGGCGTGGGGCATCGGTTCGTCGGGATTGGCGAGAGATTCGATTCCCATGTAGACGTGGTGCTGGTAGCTGTGTTCCAACTTGGCCCTGGTGCCGGAGTCGAGACGACCCACCGTTTTGAAATCGTTCAAGAGCAGGAAGCCAGAATCGACGTAGCGGAATTTCACATCGACCTTGCCACGGAGTAGGACATCACCACCGAGAATGGGAGCTTCGATCATCTCTTCGACGGCGACCACTTCCAGGCCGTCGTCCTCACCGGACTCGGCAATCCACTCGACGTACTTTTCGATCAGTTTCCGACCGATCACGGTTTCCTTGTAGAGAGCGTCTATCTCCCACGGTGCGGAAGCGTTGTCCTCTTGCCACGCCATATCCTTCGCTGAGAGGGCGTTGAATAGCCCTACGGGGTCGTCGGTGTGACCGGCGTACAAGAACTCCAAAGCCTTGTGAACTCGGGTTCCTAGTGGCCTTGCGCCGTGTCTGACCTCCGGCGGGTGGAAGTCGTGCACGTAGTTCCAGGCCCACAGACGGCGACAAGTGAGGAAGTGGTCGATGTCAGAGAAGGTGAAGATCAAACGGGAATCGCCTCTCTCACCTTCTCAGGCCATAGCTCGGATGGGCAACCGCAATCGGCTAGAGCCTTGGTCGCTTGGCCCATTGCCGTCCATCCCGCTAGCGGGTCGCCCTTGTCTCGTAGACAGTGGGCTTTGAAAATTCCTAGCTCGGCTTCGATCATCCGAGCCTTGTGCTTGTTGGTGGAAGCATGGGACAGACGCAAGAGGTTCATTTGGCGCTATTCGCTATGAGCATTTTCCAAAACTCCAAGGCCGCTGCCTCAGCGATCTTCACCGAGAACCCGGCATCAATCATTTTGGCTTTGAATCCCGCCACCAGCGCGACAACCCCCTCTGTCGCATCTGCCATTTGTGCAAAACTGTCAGTGTCCATTTACTCGGGCAACCTCACCGGCATCATTATGAATCGCACGTTGGGGTCTTTTGGGCTACTGATTCGGAACATGGTTCTCGGCTCGGAGAACCGAAGCTGAACTTCGTCGCCGGTCAGCGATTGAATGACGGGTCGGAACAAATCGACATTCAGACCGATGGTGAGAGGAAGTCCAGGCCACGTCCCGCTGATGTGCTCTTCACTGTCACCGACCTCCGTGCGTGAAGCGAGCACGTCCGCCCTGGTGCTTCCTTCCAGTTTCAATCTCATGGGGAGCGCAGCGCCGGTCAGAACTTGCGCTCGGTCGCAAGCAGCGAGCAATGCGGATTTGTTAGTGGTGAAGACCCATCCGTCTTTGGTGTCGTCGGCTTCCAGAATGGTTTTGTAGGACGGGAATTTCTTGGCGCTCCGCATGGTGCTGATCGCATTCATCCCTTGGCGCAACGTGACTCGGTTCCGCTCCACGATTACTTGAACGTCTCCACTCCCGGTCAGCACTTTCTCGGCTTGGCGGAAGATCGCTGTCGGTATGACCACCGGCTCGTCGAATTCAAAAACGACTCCGCTGTCGATCACTCCAATGCGGAACCCATCGGTAGTCACGATCTGGCCGTTCTCGGTTCCGTTTTCAAAAGCCACTAACTCAGCTTTGGGAATGGCTCCCAAGTACCCGATGATCTGTGAGAGCCAGTTCTTCGGGAGAGTGAAATCGACTCTCTTCCGAAAGCTGATTTCGGGATAGGAAGAGGCATCGCCATACCGCAGTTTGAATTTGGGTCCGTGCTCGCTCTTCAGTTCCACGAACCCAATGTCGGCAGTCACCGTGACATCGCCGTCGGGCAGAGTGCGAACCGCTCGGGTTGTCTCCGGCGGGAGCAGGATTTTGAAACCATCGTCCGCTTCTACGTCTCCCAGGCCGAGAGCCGTCTTGATCGTGGTGGTGGAATTGGTGCCGGTGAAGATCGCCCACCGGACTCCCATGTCGGAAACCACTTCCATGTGAATCTGTCGATAGGTGTCGATCTTGGAACTCAGCGCCAACTCGACTTTGTCCAAGGCTCGGCTCAAATCATCCCGAGCAGTGACCAATTTCATGTCTGATTCCTGTCCGTTTTCAGACGAGTGACTATACCGTCTGGTTGTCGTGGAACTTCGCCTGAATCCGTTTGATTACTTTCTGTTCGGTAATGGATTCCTTGCGGTGCTCGTTGTCGAGACGGGCGTGAGTGAGGACACCGTCTAGGACGTGATACCGCTCTCTTAAAAGACGAGACAGATAGGCGACCTCATTGCTTTCTAGGTTCACGTTCCCGTCAACTCCCACGGAGACAAGCGGAACTCGTCGGGCGGGTCGTCCACGGTCACATCGACGAGCGGACTCTTGATGATGTGGTCTTCGTCGATTTTCAAAAGTGCGTCCGCCAGCGTGGGGCGGAAGGCTGAACTCGGAATCTCCACGGTGAGCTTGATCGCCACTTCCCCTGATCGCATGACCGGCACCCGCTTTTTCACAATCCGGTCTGGCCCCTTCTCGTTGCAAACGAGATACACCGTGGACTTCACTTCGGCTTTCCCCTTTCTCTCAAAGCGAGTACGACCAATCCGATAACCAGCACTCCGAGCGTGATCGCGATGCCGACCCACATTCCCTGCGCGAAATCACTCAATGACATTCTCCCCTGTTATACGGCGACCAATGCGACCACCCTCCATCATCGTAGAGTGCCTTGCTGATGGAAAGGTTGACATCGGGATTGA